CGGATAGTGACATCTCACAGGTAAGCAAGTCACCAGATGCCGCGTTTAGAACGCTTGGCTGGCTTACTGCTCCCACATTATAGGTCAAGGTGGATGCTGCGAGTTTGTTGAACACGCCAACTAAGGCATCTTCAATTCCATTGAGGTTTCCTTCGTTATCGAACAAAGGTACTGTGATAATTATCTTAAAATTAGCTGTTGGTGCAATCGTGTTGTGTTGATTATTGTTTGGCTCAAGATATGGATCAGAAGGCGAAACAATTACTGAGTTAGCAAGAACTGTGGCTGGTGGAAATGCAAAGGTTTGCCACTTAGCGTTATTGACTAATGCGGTCGCAATCGTGGTTCTAAGAGTAGTGAGAGCAACTGGCATTATCCGACCATCGAACGTGGATCAAGGGCGTGAGCAATAAGCCCACGAACTCTAGCCAGAAGAGTGTTGCCCATACGATATGGGCTAGGAGTAAAGTCCGGCGATACACCGCCTGAGTTAGATACCTGACGAGCCTGCCAAATATCTACTGCAATCATTAATGCAGCTTCTTGCACTGCTGAATCGGCTGTCCAGTCTGTGTAAGTTCTTGAAGCAACTGTTCCAAAAGGTGCAATAGCATGTTTAGGTTGTACTGTGCTGTGATTTGTAGCCATGCTAATAAAGTAATCGCCAACGGCTGTAAGCACTTTGCTTCCGTTATAAGAAGAACCTGAATTGGCAATAGTTACAGTTTGACCAACATAAAAGATTTCTTTTACAGGCTCATCAAAATAAAGAGTTCCTGTGCCAACAATGTTGCCATGAGCTACTGTGAAGTAAGTAGGACTCCATAGCATAGGAAGAATGACGGCATCAGCTGCATCGCAAGTTTGTTGAAGGGTGGCATCAGCGTATAGCGAGCCAACACCTAGTGCTGAGCGAAGTTCTGCAACTGTGCAAAGTGACATTCCATATCCTTTCTAAAGACTGGGAGTGGAGCAAGGGCTGCGCCCCACTCCCAGCGACTTAGGGTGTTACTTATGCCTTGTTGTTCTTGAACGCACCAGCAGCAACCTTAGTTGCGATTGCACCGAAGCCGTAGTAACCGATAGTTACTTGACCTGCTGCTGTTGATTCTGCACGTAGGCGATATGTTGGTGACTCATACCATGTGTAAGCATCTGGGTTAACGACGAGAATTGTTCCATCGCCATCTCCGCCGTTTGTTGGATCAACGTAGAGGTTAAGTCCTGCAACGTTACCTGTGAGTGATGTAGGCGCTACTTGACCGCCTGCGTTCATTGGCTGTGATGCTGTGTAGATTGGGCGACCTGAATCGTTAAGTGACATGATGTTTGACCATTGTCCTGTTGATACGATCATGTTACGAGCGAATGGATTTGGAAGTCCTGCTGTAGCTCCATAAACAGAAGCTGAACCGCGTGCAACAATTCCTAGAAGCTCTGCAGCTGTTGGGTATGTTGCAACTGTTGTTGCATCAAGTGAAGCACCTGAAATAAGTGCTGCGTTGACTGCTGAGTTTGTTGCCTTAGCATAAGCAGCAGCCATGTTGCGAACGAGTTCATCGAAGAACGCTGGGGATGTACGATCTAGCAATTCAACAGAGAATGTCTGTTGTCCTGCATACTTCTGTACTGTTACAGATAGGAAAGATGAGTTCTGATCTGTGTCGCTAAATGCGTCACCTTCTGGCTCAATAGCAACTGTTGGCATCTGTGTAATCTTTGGGATTTCAAATGTCATACCTGCATCAGGAAGCACTCCGCGAGAGATTGCATCGATTGATGGGCGGATTGTTGTTCCGAGTGGGTTGATGATTTCTGACAACTGGCGTGTTGGTACAAGACCTGCGTTGTCTGTTGTGTCTGCTGCTGCGCGTAGGTATTGACGTGCTTCTTCATCACCTAGTGCTGCGCGGATTGTGTTCTCTGCATACTTAGCAGCTGTGATTTCAATGCGTGGCTTTGTGTAGGCCATTGCTGTTACAGTTGGGCGAGCAGCTTCAACCGCTGGTGCTTCAACTGGTGTTGCTTCGACGGCTGGAGTGGTATTTTCCACGTTGGCTATCTCGCTTTCTGTTGGTTGGGTTGTTTCTTCTACGGCAGATTCTTCCGCCGCTATATCAGTAACTTGGGCAGACTTAAAGGCTGGCTCTGTTACTAAACTTGTTTCGACCATTCTGGCTGAGGACACATAAGTCACGCCATCTTTAATCTTTGATTTAAGAACTTCTGCACCAATACTCAGCCCAGACTGTAATCCCTCTTCTGCAAGGATTAGAGCTTCTGTACCGCGCTGGGAACGACTTACGGAGAATACTGCGTGAATAGCATCTTCTGATTCTGTGAAGCTAATCATGCGACCCAAAGGTTTTTTGTTATCGTGTTGGCTAAGCAACTTAATTGCTTTAGGGTCTGGAATCTGGATTGAACCTGATTCGAAGATTACCTTGCCATAATTTGTAGAACCTGCTTCAACATTCAATGGCACAATTTTGCCAGAGATAGTGCGGCTGGCTGAATCGGCTGTAAGTTCAGCTGAGAATGTGATGATTTGTGTCATTCCATACCATTGCTTCCATTAGGTGTTAGGTCTGTCATTTCCATCGCTTGTTCTGTTGTAATGAGTCCAAGCGATAGCAATTTTTCAATTACTAGAAGTTCTGCAAGTGGATCAGTACGCAAGAAAGTCTTATCGATGTCGAACTTGACCACATGACCGCGAGCAGTAATGTCATCCATAGATAGACGATCTTCAATCGCTGTAATGAATGGCTGCAAAGATAGACTGAGGAATTGTTTGCGCTCATCTTGGACGTTGGAGTACGTCATACTGTTATTCATTTCCGCGCTGACATAATAAGCCGGCACGTTGCAAAGGCGAGCAATCTCAGTAGCAAGATTTTGAATCGCTTCGTTGTACATCATTTCTTTAGGTGAGAATGAAACTGGTGTGTACTCAAGAGTAGAAGTCAAGTAAGCAGTTGAACGATTATTGCGAGCGTTCTTCCATGCAGCTAGTAATCCTTGAACTTCTTTAGGATCAAGGTCTGCTCCGTTGTTCTTGATGTAGCCAGTAGCCATTGGAGTACCTGCTGCAATAGCAGCGGCCTTTTGTACATCGATTGCAGCGCGGATTGTTGAAGCGCCGCTGTTAAGGATTCCATCGTTTAATGATTGGAAGGTAACGAGAGAGCCCAAACCATCCATGGGTAAAGTTGTTCCATCAACTGCGTAAGATTTGACAAAAACATTATCTTTATCAAGTGTTGCAGTTACGCGAGAGTTAGCAATCCATTCAAAGCGTGAAGGGCGACCATCTTCGTTATAGACTTCAACAACTTTCCAGAAGGCTTGTCCATAAAACAATAATGAATCAACAGTCCATGCAATAGTCACTGATCGAGGCTGTGAGTAAGAGGGTTGCTCCATCCATAATGGTGAGCCAATCTCTTCATTTGTAGATTTGCGATAAAGCTCTAAAGGAATTGCGCCAATTGTGCCAGCTAGTAAGTTGCGGCATCGTTGTAACGCTGGAATTGAGATAGCTTCTGTTCTGCCAACATAGGCAAATTGAAACGGCATTGCGTAAGGCGAATACTCACCTAAAACTTGAGGGGCGGACTGCGCTTCGAGGATTGGTTTAGTTTGTAATCCGAATGTTTGCAGTATACGACCCATGTTTACATATTAGCACACTTTGTCCAATATTTGACAATTAGGGTGTGTTGTGTCTAGGCAATAATTTGAGGCTTGGGTGCTGGAAGCATTAGCTTTGAAACAACCATCGCAAGACCAATAGGTGCTGAGATATCACCAGCGGACTTTCTTTTAATAATTCGCCAGGCTGAGTCATTGACCTTAGCTGCACAGTTATTCATCTGCTGGATCAATTCTGCCTGTCCATTGTGGACTACTCGATGATTGACTAAGCCTTCTAATAAGTCACCACAGGCTTTGTAGAACTGCTGGCCTGACACATCCTCTGTCATTACACCAGCCTGAGAAAGTCTGTCTGCAATCGTCTGAGTGGCATATTTGTCATAACAGACTAAACGCGGCTTATAGATGTCGCACCAGGCTTTAATGCTGGCTGCCATCTTCAATTCATCAATTGCCATTTGAGAGCTGTAGGTTTCTAGGATTCCAATACCGATTCGACCATCTGGCAATAATTGACCTGCAACCAGCGATCCATTGCGCCTTGATGGGCTGACATCAAATGCAAAGACTGTATAAGCTCCCACAGCCATTTCGAGAGTGTTATCTGACGTTTCTTCCAATACGCCATGAGGCCAAGGCGATTGCAATGAGTCAATCCATTGACAAAGCGTTTCTGTTCTTGTTTGTTCGATTGGGTTAGTCGCGATAGCTTCCTCGATTGATTCGCGAGTGATTATCCAGCCTAAAGCGGGATTACTTGGCGCTACAGCTTCTCGCCAAAAGTAATCGCTAGTAATGTCAATCTTGCAATACTGAGGCGCTGAGTATTCGTAATAGCCAAAGGTTTCTGGCGGATAATCCTTAGCGCGTTCGACTAAGCCATTAAGGACTGAACTAAAGTGATCACCAGCGTTGCTAGTTAAGAATGTCTGTGCATTGGCTCTGGCTCTAGTTACTGGCACAGCTGCTTTGTAGCCATCTTCTGAGATTTCACGTATTTCATCCACCCATAAATAATCGGCAGTTCTGCCTCTGGGACTTGAACTGTTATCTGAGATAACATCGAGTGTTGCGCCATTGAGCAGCTCTATTCGCTCGCCACCATTGGCGTAGCGGATTGCTTTTGTCATTGCTTTAAGTTCCGGCGTTGATTCTATGATCCATGCAATCTCTCGAAAGAGCATCAAGGATGTTGCTCGGTTAGCAGACATGATAATCAGCTTCTTTTCACCGCCATAGAACATGCCCCAGATAATGCGTACTCTGCCTAAGTGAGATTTACCATTCTGACGAGCAATAAGTAACAGACAAGTCTTGCGACGATATTTATTGTTCTTATCCACGCTCATCATATCTTTAAGCACCCATTCCTGATATGGCATGAGCTTGTCCATCTTTAGACGATCAACCATATCGAGAATCTCTTTATAGCGAGATTTGCCCTTAAGAAGTGGGCTGTGAACCCTCGGTTCAGTTGCCCCTCGTAGCGGCTGGGTCTTTTTGGGTTTATCTGTCATTGAACTGGATTAGGTCGAATCTTAAAAGGACTATCTTGCATCGGTTCGGACTGCATCGGGGATATACGGGCAGAAAAGACA